TATATGAAACCGGTAACTGCTGAATGTGAACTCAGACGATCAAACTATCGTAGGTTCGTTGCCAACAATGTTGAAGGCTGGGCGTTAGATAGTAAAACGTTTGAATCTAAATTAATTACGGGAACTACAATGGAATGTTATCTTGTTCGGGGTGTTTTTACTGCCGATCCCGCAGATATCTATTCTGTCCTATCTGCCGGAATTGTGGTATCAAATTTTGGAGTTGCTGAATGAACGAACGAATTCGAGAACTTTACGAACAGGCTAGACTACAGGCCAAAAGCATCGATGCGGATCTTGATCGACAGGGTTGGATGGATCTGTATCACCAAAAGTTCGCCGAGCTGATTGTGCGGGAATGCTTGAATCAATGCTATAATCGTGGTATGAACGATGAATTGTATGCTGGGCAACTCAATGCCGCATGGTATATTGAACAACATTTCGGAGTTGAAGAATGAACGCACGAATTCAAGAACTTGCACTTGAGGCATTTGATCCGATAAACGCAATGGCATCTGAAGGTGTAGCAGATCGCCACACCTTTGACCAAGCATGGTTCCAACTGTATAACAAAAAGTTCGCCGAACTGATTGTGCAGGAATGTGGGACTGTAATCAATAGTGAAAATTATCGACAACATTCTAAAGGTTGGAATGATGCCATTCAATGGGCAGATGGTATGATTAAAGAACATTTCGGAGTTGAAGAATGATTACAGTTTTTGAAGCAACATACGATGTTACAGAAAATCGCCTAACCATAAAGATTAGGCAAAAATATGCAAAGTATGCTACAATAGCAGCTATACAATGGAGTTGATGATGATTGATACTGAACAGATTTATTCACAGTGTGTGTACGATGTTGACAACAGGTACGTTACCCTGCGTTTGAAAAATTGTGGAGTTAGTCAAAGTGGTTCGTTTTGGCTCATAATGTCCGACACGTCCGACGATCCTAAATTGGATCAAGAAGTCTCAATCTTCTTGACTCCGGATGATTTGAGAGAAGTCATTGCTAGTTTGACAGAGGCGCTAGAGAAAAATGAAAGAAGAAATTAAACTAATGTGGTCTGATCCACGTTTTCAAGTCTTGGCCAAGGTGCTTCATCTCCTTGAGGGAGATAGAATTTGGGGCGGTCAGGATTGGCATTATAACCCTATTCATCCTGTTAAGTATCTGCCCATCAGGGATCAAGTTCGCCAAGCATTGGATGCTGTTAAAGCAGAGTACGGAGTTGAAGAATGAACAACCAAAGACTCAAAGCCTTGCTTGAGGAAGTTGGATTTGTTGGGTATCGCAATGCCGCTGGATTTGTTAATATCCCAGTCCCTGCTTTTATTAGTCAGATGGATCAATTCGCTGAACTTATTATCCAAGAGTGTGCCAGGGTTGCGGTTGCAACACCTTGCCCAATTACAGACGAAGTCAGCCTGCAGTCTCAGGGGCACACCTGGGATATGGCTTGTGTCGAATCGGGGCGGGCTATTAAACAACATTTTCGGAGTTAAAGAATGAACGATAGAATTCTCCTACTTGTCGAACAGGCAATGGTAACAACACCTGTGGCAGAAGGACCACTTAGTCACACATGGTTTGACAGAGAGAAGTTCGCCAAACTTATTATTCAGGACTGCATTAGTCAAACTGCCTTAGTGGGTATTGGCAATTTTAATAATCTTGATATTGTTTGGGCAGTTGATGCATCTATCGACAATATACAAAGACATTTTGGTATCGTACCAGAGTAACCTAGAGAACTATAATGTATATAACTAAAAAAGAAGTAGAAAGAATTTTAGAGGTTATGGCACCGTTTCCAGAAGTTGATAAATTTGATTTGGATCAAGACAATAGTTCTGGAATTGGGTCACTAACTACTTTAACTGTTCCTACTACATTGTATGGGATTAAGGGTAAATTTACAATTGAAATTTCTAATTTAGAGGATTGGTAATGAAATATATTTTGATACTTTCGCTAGTGTTACTAACAGGATGTGGGCCATATGCAAAAGAAACACGCTGGCCCGTTATGCCTGAAGGATTGCAAGATTGTAAAATCTATAATCTATCAGATGGTAATGGTCATGCGATTACAGTTGCTCGTTGTCCACTATCAGCGACCACGGTAAAGAATTCAAATAAGACTCCCTCCACAGCTATCACCATTGATAGTACGGAGTCGGCAAAATGACAGTGCGGTATTGAATAATGACCGTCATTAAAACTAGTATTGCAGAAGTAATGAATGATGATCCTAATAGTCCATTTTGGAAAAGGATTAATTCTACCCCAGAATTCAAAAAGTTTGAAAAAGAACTTGACAACATCATGTCGGTCAGTGTAAAATACGGTAAACCATATAACAATCTTACACATGAGGAATTAAAGAATGACATCAAAACCACTACTAACGTTTCGTGATTGTCCATTCTGTGGACATGACTTAAACAGTGATGATATTATGGACACTGTTTACCCCACTGATCGCGAGCGTACCTCCTGGCAAGTGGTATGTCAAACATTAGCAGGTGGATGTGGGGCTACTATGTACGGTGAAACTGAAGAAGAATCAATGGACAATTGGAACAGGAGAGCAAAATGAAACAATTAATACGTGAAGCGTTTGAAACTTATACTTTGCCAAACTTTCGGGATGGTAAGGTTGTGTTTTTTAATGGGGAATACAATAACGATACAGTACAAGAACATTGGGAAACTTTTCAGGAAGGATGGGAATCCGCTGTTAAAGTTCTCCAAGCAAATAAAATCAATAGCGAGTACACTGATATACTGAGTAATGGCGGATATGATCCACGCAATACTCACCCGTTAGGAATGCGTGAATGAATCACTATCTTAAACAACTAGCAGAACAAGCAGAACAGTACGCAACTAGAGCTATAAAAAATCTACCTGACGATGCTCCCGTAGGATTTATGGACTATTATACTGAACATCTAGTAAAATTGGTTATTACCGAATGTGCTCAGATAGCTGATAGCTCTTGGGATATATCGGGAAATATGATTAAAAAACATTTTGGGATGGAATGAATGAGGTATTTCACGTTTGTTCAACCAAAGAATCTTGCAGGTGACCCCGAATATATCACTATGAGTGAGGATGAAATTCGTAAGGAGTATTGGCCTCATTGGTATAAAAAAATGTGTGATAAGTATGAGCAGGCATACGTAGATGAACATTATTCTTTTGAAGAGTGTTTAGATGACTGGAAGATAGTTCACTGGGCTTGGCAGGAGGGAAACCATAGTCAGTATTGATCTATGCCCATCAATTATTTTCGCCGGCGCAAATAACACTTGACAAGCAATTAAATTGTTGCTATAATATATAAATGACAACTACAGCAATCCCGGCCGATGGCATTGAGGGCATGTTGATCTGGGTGCATGGTCTAGACAGATTTATGTTTAGAGTTTACAATCCAAATCACACATTCAAAGATTATGACATCGACCACAGTGACCTTTGCGTGACCATCAAAGATCAAGACGCTTACTTTTATGAACACGATAACGGGCTACTGACACTAGATCATAGCCCGGACACATTAGGCCACAATAAGAAATAAGAATATGCGTTATATAACCAATCAATTTCATTCAGTAGTCCTTCCCTATGAAGAAGGAATGATTGAATGGCTACACGAAAATTATCCAATGTCTAAATATTATATTGTAGAGGTAAATGACGATGAAATTTAAGAAAAAACCAGTTGTTATTGAAGCCGTAAAATTTGAGTATACCACTGTGGGTATCGACCGTTTAAGAGAGTTTTGCGGTAATAGACTTGGCAACGTTACTCAAGCGCGGCACATCAATGCTAAAGCAGAGGCCGAAATTGCCACCTTGGAAGACGGTGTAAAATTAAAAGTAGTTCACATTGCAACCGAAGGTGATTGGATTATTAAAGGTATACAAGGAGAGTTGTATTCCTGTAAATCAGACATTTTTGAGCAAACATATGAAAGATGTACTGAATGACTAATCAACACACTGATCTAATATATCGCCTACGTGAGAGGGCTAGGATCAGGCGTCAAATTCCATCTCGTAAATCGGTTGAAGAGGGCAAACCTGACAGGATTTCTGATCTGCTAGAAGAAGCTGCCGCCGTTATAGAAACATTGACCGTTACTGCTGCACCACTGCAAAGAAATCCACCTCCCCCGCCAATGTCTGATGAAATGTATGCTGCCCTAGACCGAGCAGATTATCAACAATCAATGGGAATATAATGTGTAGGGTTGATAAAGAAAAAATCTCCCTTGACAAATAATACAAACTCTGTTACAATACGGTTTATTAAATAAAAGGAGTTTCAATGTCGGCCTCGTGGATAAACAAGCTAATTGAGAGTGATAGCCGCCTTCATAAAGAAGATGTCATCAAGCAAGCCCTAGAAGCGGCTACCTTGGGCAGTACTAATGCTCAGACTTTTTTAGAACTCACCAACTTTTGTTATAACCCATACATTACGTTTGGGGTAAAACAGATTCCCTCAACTATTCTTATCACCGAAGCTGAAAATCCTTGGGAAGAATTCAAAGAATTGCTTGTTCAACTCAGTCTTCGTGGTCTCACTGGTCACGCAGCACGTGATGCTATCGAGGATATTAGTGGGCGATTTGATAGCGCAGAATGGAATACCTTCTGCGCAGCGGTAATCAGGCGTGATTTGAGGGCAGGTGTCAGCGATAAGACCATCAATAAAATCTGTAAGAAAACTGAGTACGAGATTCCAATCTTTGGGTGTCAACTGGCAACTAATAGTGAGGGTAGGCCTGAAATGAAGGGCATCAAGCGCCTTGAGCCTAAACTTGACGGTGTGCGTGTATTGCTGACTGTGATCCCTAGCGACAGTGGATTGACTACCATCTGTTTTAGCCGTAACGGCAAACAGTTTGAAAATTTTCAACACATTGAAGAACAACTTCAAGCTAATTTTCTTAAACTATGCCGTGCTGCGAAGGGTACTGATCAAGGGCGTGCCATGGCTAACGGAGTAGTATTTGACGGTGAAGTGATTGGTAATACATTCCAAGAACTAATGCGACAGGCCCGTCGTAAAACAGATGTCCAAGCCGAAGATAGCGTTTTTAATATCTTTGATGTTATTCCCTTGCAAGAATTCCGTGAAGGACATTGGAATGCTCAACTAAATCAGCGTATTCAACTACTTGAGGCAATGCGTCCCGTAATTGATACTATGCCCAATGTTGAACTGTTACCGCATATTATGGTAAACCTTGATACGGCCGCCGGAAAAGATCAATTGGAACGGTATGCAAAAGATCAGGTCAATGCTGGGTTTGAAGGTATTATGATTAAAAATGTGGATGCTCCATATGAATGTAAGCGTAATACTTTTTGGATGAAATGGAAACCTACTATCACAGTTGATCTGGAGGTAGTGGGTGTTGAAGAGGGTACTGGAAGAAATCTTGGCAGATTGGGTGCATTAGTTTGTGCCGGAGAAGATGACGGAAAAGAAATTACCGTCAATGTTGGTAGTGGTTTTAGCGATATTGACCGAGACAGTCTTTGGGCTGACCGTAATATGGTTATTGGTAAAACGTGCGAGATTCTGTGTGATGTGATTACCCGCAATATGGACGGAACATACTCACTACGTTTTCCCAGATTCGTTCGTTTCCGTCTCGACAAGTAAGTTATTGCGATGAAGACCGTAGCTGAATACTTTGCCGAAAACAGATACAAACCAAAATACTTTCTAGGTGACCGAGTTACTGGCAAATGGAATAAGATTCCATTTGTTGGTACTGTTGCTAATGATAGTGTAGTTAGTGATAGTGAAGGTCCAAAAATCAGTATCTTTTTAGATTTGCCGATCAAATACAAAAATAACATCCATACGATTATAGTTGCTA